GTAAGACCCGGACTGCGATCAAAGACCTCATGCTTCATGTGGTTCAACCCCGGATTGAGAACATCGACAACTGGGTGTTTGAAAAAGGTGCTCTGGAGAAGTTTCGTGTGGAGGCTTTCCAGAAACACCAGGAGACGTTTGATCCCAAACGTCGGAAGTTCGTCGCCGGCGAACACTGCTGGTTCTGCGACCGCAGAGCCCGGTGCCGGACACTGAAGGAAAGTATCTATTCGTGGATCGTCGAGGACCCGGAAGCGGATGCCTTCGATGCCTTCAAGAATCCGGATTCCATGTCCAACGAGGAACTGGCCAACCTGCACCCCATGTTGTCGTTCATCAGTGCATGGGCGACCAACGTCCGCAAATTCATGGAAGACCGGGCAGTTCAGGGTGAAGCATACCCCGGGCTCAAACTGGTCGAAGGTAAAAAGGGTACCCGTCAGTGGAAGGATGAGAAAGCCGCCGACAAGTACCTGGAAGAAAAGGGTCTGGACGACGATCAGCGATACAAGAAGACCCTGCACAGTCCGGCGCAAGCCGAGAAGATCATTGGTCGGAAGAACCTGGATGACGACTTCAAAAAGTTGTTCACCCAGGCCGACGGTAAACCATCACTGGCACCGGTGGATGATCCACGACCGTCAGTAGATCAAGCAATGGCAGATGAATTCGACGATCTCGATTAAGGAGACATGACGTGGCAAAGCAAAGCAAATCCATTTCCGGCATCAAAATCCAACTCAAGCGTGTGCGCCTGTCGTTCCCGAGCCTGCACAAGGCTGACGTTCCCAAGGGCTACGACAACGCAGAACCGAAGTTCAGCGCGAACTTCCTGTTGGACCCGAAAGACCCGACCCACAAGGCCCTATTGATGCAGTGTAAAGGTGAAATTGAACGCCTGATCAAGGAAGCCTGGGGTACCAAGCCGCCGAAGATGAAACCCATCGAGTGCTTTGGTAAGGGTGAAATGTTCACCAACTCCCAGACCAAAAAGCCCTATGATGGCTACGAGAACATGTACGCGGTGGTGGCGAATAACAAGAAGCGCCCTTCCCTGTTCGACCGCGACAAGACACCACTGACCCCGGACGAAGCGGAACAACGCCTGTACGCCGGCTGTTATGTGGATGCGATTATCAACTTCTGGGTGCAGGACAACCAGTTCGGTGAGGCCATCCGATGCTCCCTGCAGGGTGTGCGCTTCCGTGAGGACGGTGAGGAATTCGGCTCAGGTGGTGTTGATGCCGATGACTTCGACGACCTGGACGACGGTGAACTGGCCGACGAGCTCGACGATGACCTGGATGATCTGGACGACGAAGACCTGGGTCTCGACGACGATGATGGCCTGGGCGATCTCGACGATCTCTGATACAACTTTTGATTGATTCTACAACGCGGCCTTTCGGGGCCGCTTGTTTTGACCAGAAGGATAGAAACGATGAACCCGATTACACGAATCATGGCAATGCTCGGTGCCTTCGGCAGCGATGGTCTGAATACCTCCGGTCGTGCTGTCTACCCCTACGCACTTCGGGAGAAAGGTCACCGGGGTGGCCGACAACCTCAGTACACGAAGAAAGGCCCGGGGCGTCGTCACGTCCAGGGTAAAACCCACAATCGTTTCAAGCGCATGAAGCGGGTGGACATCTGATGAAACACACGTACACCGACGCAATGGCAGACATCGAGACGCTGGACACCCGGCCTTCCGCGGTCGTCATTTCTATCGGTGTCGTGCTTTTCAATCGCCGGGAACCGAAGGTGAAGATGAAGGAGCTCAACCTGAAATTCGGTAAGAAAGAGTTTCGGGACGAGCAAATTATGATGGGTCGGACGGTCGATAAGGAGACGGTCGCATGGTGGAAAGGTCAGGAGCCGGACGCCAAGCGAATCTTCAAACAGGCCAACGTGACATCCATGGAAGATGCCCTGAACAAACTCACGGCTTTCCTCACTCAGGGTGACACGAACTACCTGATCTGGGGTAACGGGTCCGACTTCGATAACACCATCATCACCAGCCTGTATGAGTCATTCGGCATGCAGGCCCCGTGGAAGTTCTGGAACAACCGGTGTTTCCGCACCTTTAAGGGTGAGCACGGGCACATTACCCGGCCACCGGAGTTCCAGGGTGTAAAGCACGACGCTGTGGACGATGCCCGCCAGCAAGCCCGCTATCTACAGGCGATCTATGCCGAACTGCAGAAGTACAACATTCTCTCCTATAAGGAACGTCAGCAATGATGACAGGACACAAGAACATCAGCATTCGCCGGTTGCACCCGGACGCCTACCCGCTCCGTCGTGGTTCCAGTCAGGCGGCAGGTACCGATGTGGCTTACGTTGGCACCCAGGAAGTCGACATTTACCCCGGATATGTCGCCAAGCTCCCGACAGGTTGGGCGTTCGAGGTACCGGATAACATTGGCATGTTGATTCTACCTCGCTCCGGTTTATCAACGAAATGCGGGCTACGGCCGGCGAACACACCTGGTTTACTCGATCCGGATTACCGTGGTGAATTGTTCATTGCGTTGGAAAACTTCAGTAACGAAATCAAGCACGTTGGTCCCGGTGATTACATCGCCCAGATCATGTTTGTGCCCTTCTACAAGCCGATGTTCCAGATCGAGAATGTCCTGAATGACACAGAACGTGGTGATGGTGGTTTCGGGAGCACTGAAGAACGGGGCCGGGGTTAACCATGTCTGAGATTACAACCAACGATTACTGTTATGACATTGAGACATACCCCAATGTCTGGACCTGTTGGGTTGGTAGTCTCAGAACAGGTCGGTCAAAGACGTTTGAAATCAGCCGGAGAACAAATGACCTGGGTCCGTTCAAGGCGTTCATTGAGCGCATCAGGACCCGGGGTTGCCGGATGGTCGGGTTCAACAACGAGGGTTACGACTACCCGGTGATCCACCACCTGCTGACCGAGTTGGCGGACATCCGGGATGTCGAGACCCTGAACCGCAAACTGTTCGAGAAGTCGAAGCAGATTATCGAGGCTCCGCACTTCAAACGGTTTGCCCATGTGATCTGGCCCCGGGATCAGATCGTTCCTCAGATCGACCTGTTCAAGATTCACCACTTCGATAACGTCGCCAAGTCCACCAGCCTGAAGATGCTGGAATTCAACATGCGGATGAAAGACATCCGGGACCTGCCGTTCGCTCCGGAGACCGTACTGACGTTTGATCAGATCGAACACCTGGTGGGCTACAACGAGCACGACGGTGACGCCACCAAGCTGTTCCATGGTCACACGCTGCCGATGATCCGGTTCCGTGAATCCCTGTCGGCCAAGTACGACCGGAATTTCCTGAACCACAACGACACGAAGATCGGCAAGGACTACTTCATCATGCAGTTGGAGCGGTACCTTGGGAAACAGGCATGTTTCACTCGGGAAGGCGGCAAGAAGAAACCCCGGCAGACCATCCGGAAACAGATTGCCCTGGATGATGTGATCTTCGATTACGTGCAGTTCGAGACAGAGCCGTTTAAGGCGGTGGAAGCATGGCTTCGGGAACAGGTTATCACTGAGACCAAGGGTGTGTTCAGTAAGTTGCCCCTTGAAAGCATGTTGCCTTTCATTGAGCACTCACCCGTTGCCAAGTTGCCGAAGGTTCGTGCCTGGCTGGAACAGGCCGAAGAAGCAGCTTTGATCTCAGGTGAATGGCCGACTGAACCCAAGGTGAAACAGGACCTACGCCGACTCTCCGTGATGCTGGACGGTCTGGAATTCGTGTTCGGCACCGGTGGCATCCACGCCTCCGTTCACAACAAGCGAATCGAATCAGATGATGACTTCGTGATCATCGACCTGGACGTGACCAGTTACTACCCTTCCCTGGCCATCGTGAACCGGGTGTATCCGGAGCATCTGGGGGAAAGGTTCTGCGATATTTACGCGGACATCAAGGCACAACGGTTGAAGTACAAGAAGGGCACCCCTGAGAACGCCATGTTGAAGCTGGCGCTCAACGGTGTCTACGGTGACTCCAACAACAAGCACTCCCCGTTCTACGACCCCCAGTACACCATGGCCATCACGGTTAACGGCCAGTTGTCACTGTGCATGCTCTATGAGCAACTGCGAAAGATCGAAGGATTGTCACTGATTCAGGTGAACACTGACGGTCTCACCGTGAAGCTACCCCGGGACCAGGTTGACCGGTTGATTGAGGTGAAGTCCGAATGGGAAGCCGTGACCGGCCTCGATCTGGAAGACGCCACCTACGACTTCATGCACATCCGGGACGTGAACAACTATGTGGCCAAGTACGCTGATTCCGACAAGGTGAAGCGCAAGGGAGCCTACGCCTTCATTCGCCCGGACGAACCCGGTGCCGAATTGGGATGGCACCAGAACCACAGTTCCCTGGTGGTGCAGAAAGCCGCCTGTGCCTACATCGTTGATGGTACCGACATCCGCGACTTCATCGAATGCCACGACAACGACTGGGATTTCCTGCTCCGGACGAAAGTACCACGGTCGTCCTACCTGGAAGGTGACTGGGGCCTCGGGCTCACTGAGACCTACCAGAACATCAGTCGCTACTACATCGCCAATGAAGGCCCCGAGCTTTTCAAGGTGATGCCGCCGTTGCCGAAAGACCCTGAAAAATGGCGTCGGATGGCAATTAACAAGGGCTGGAAAGTCCACGTCTGTAACCACTTCACCGGTATCGACCCGGACCTGATCAATTACGACTGGTACGTTGCCGAGGCCGAGAAACTGGTGAATTTTGCTGAGAGGGAAGAACTGTGAAACTGATGATCATGGGCTACGGTCGGCACGGAAAAGACACCGCTTGTGAAATACTGAAGGAAGCCTTCGGTTTCACGTTCGCGTCCAGTTCCTTTGCCGCCGCTGAACACGCAATTTACCCGGCGCTCCGGCACCTGATTGGCTACAAGACC